GTTTGTGCGGTGCCTGTTGCAATCTGAATGTAGCGCCAGCCGTGCCAGTCTGTTGGGTCGAGCGCCACAGCCCGCGACGCAACCGCCTCAGTCGCGGCAATAGTGACCTGTCCAGACTGATTGTAGAGCGCTACGAATGTGCTGTTGTCTATGCTGACCTGGAATGTAATTGCGGCGGTTGTGTAGTTTGATGGCAGCACCAGCCCGACCAATGTATCGCCGCCGATGTCGGCAACACTGGATAGGTCATTATCTACTGAGATGTCAATCAGTACGGTGCTACTGCTGCGCGCCGGGCTGGTCGTGAAATCAACCTCTTGCGATGTTGGCATTAGCGGAACTCCTGCCAGGTAATGGTACCGGCGGCTGAAGGTGATCCGGATGTTGCAACGACATACAGCGCAATGTATGCCGGGTTCGCTCCGGCGTTTGACGTGAGCGGGCTATTACTCCCGCTTGCATCTATCGTCAAGGGCAACACTTGTGTTAAGCGTGCACTCGTTGCGGTACGACTATTGCCTGTACTGTTCGAGGCAACCAGGCCGCGTGCTATTTCATAGCCGCCTGTCGTGCTGATTGCTGTGCCGGAGGCGTTGACCTCTACACCGCTCGCGTTGTTTGCGGCGGCCCATGAGCCGCCGGTGACCGGGTTGGTTGTGCCGGGCGGATAGTAGTAGGCACGCCACTCAACCGGGTCAGTTGCAGTACCGATAGTAACCTCGACAGCCTCTATTTGAATACGATTAGGGATGCTATTGAATGTTGTTGCCGGGCGAATAGCAACAAGACATTCGGCAGTTGAGACGGCAATGGGCGACGATCTTCCTGCACTGAATACGTACCCCGGCTTATCAAAGTAGCCACCCTCCGAGGCGATGCCACTACAAAATTGTGTCAGCATCGGGGTGCCCGTGATCGCGCCGCTTGCAGTTATTTCATAGCGTAGCGGCAGTGTAGCGCTCTGCATATAACTCACGCTGAGCACATTGGCGTAATGCATCGCGTGGCAATACACGATATGTCCATCGATGTAGAAACCGTACCGCACGGTAGCAGTACCAAGCCATCCATAGTCAATGACGAAAATCTGATCATTTGCCGGGTTCAGTGTGGCACCGCTATTGCCTGTGCCGTCCAGTTTATCAAGGTTCCATTCCGCCTGCACCACAGCGGTATCCACGACACTGCCTGATGTTGAGGAGCGCCGCACAACTGAGAGCGTCCCATCGCCCGCCTGCTGAAAAAACAGGCCGTTCGCAGCATCGAATTGCCCGATGCGTTTGGTGACGTTCGTACTTGCCTCCCCCAGCGTGCCAGTCATCGTGATGAATTGCGAGCGGCCCGGCTCGTATGGAAAATAGCGATACGTCTGTCGCACGACGTAGCCATCCGTACCGCTCAGGGTCATGTCCACACCGCGAGTATTGCTATTGTGGTTTGCCGCGCCAGAACTGGTGACGCTCTGCCAGATGAGCGGTTCGGCGTCATAGGTACCAGGGCTGCTAAAAATGTATTGCGGCTCCGAAACTCGAAGCCGATTGAATGCGTCACGCGACAACCCGGCGTCAACGGCCAGGCTGTAACTCTGGTCAAGGTTGTCAATCATCCGGAGGTCACGCGGCGTTGTGCCGTCGCTATCAATCCAGCGGGTTGTCGCGTTTGCCATAGATCAGGCTTCCTTTGCCCACGTCCCCACAATGGACGTAATCCACCAGCCATCAACACCGTCGCCGATGATGGTCACGGTGTCGCCTTCAGCGTCGCTCGCGGCAGTGTTGATGAGATCCTTATCGTCTACACTGGTCAGCCCATTGCCGTGGATAGCATCGGCAGCAGCAGGCGAGACGCTGAAGCCAGTCGTTGACGAGAGTGTTTTGACGATAAAGGTGTACGTCACGCCTGCCGCCGTCGCTGGCAGCGTCGCAACCACATCAGCAGCATCGATGATGATCGTCTTGCCGCTATCAGAACTGGTCAGCGTGAAGTTCGCATCCTGCGTCTCGGTGGGCGACGTGGTTCCGCCTGAAACGCTGAGCGTGCCGCCGGAGACGATGGCAAGTTCGCCCCCGACCACCCACCGTTCGCCACCTTGCTCACCATAGTTTATGGTGTTATACGTCGGGTCTGTCATCAGGCCGTCCCTTCTGCCGGAGTGACGTGGCGCTCGAAGGTCACGAGGTCGTCTACGTCAATCGTAGTGGGCATCGTGCGGCTGTTAAAGCGCACATACACTGCATCCGCTACCACGGCATTCGCGGTGCCGCGATCAACGACAATCCGCACATACCGATCTTCCGGCTCTACCAGGCAGGTCGCAAAAACCTGCTCATCATCATCATCGGCAATGGTGATCGCGGTGCCTTCCAGGTCAGCGGCGTCGCTCATGTCGCTCTCGTTGCCCTGCTGCCATTTAATGGACGTGACTGCCGAGGCGGTAATAGTGCCCATGCGAACCACGGCAAATACACCGCAAAAATTCGCCATGTCGCAGGTTGAGCCGTTGATGTCTGTCGTGCCTGCCGCGCCGTCGGTTGGCGTGACGGCGCTCTGGAATTCCATTCCGGTCGTAACATCAATCATCGTGGTTCCTCCTATGCCTGCTTCAGACGAACAAAAGCGTCCTCAAGGATTGGTTGCCCGTCTGTCTCCATAATGGCGATATAGCCCGTCTGATCGTATTCGGCGTACTTCTCGATGAGTACCTGAATTTGTAGTTGCAGACTGTCAGCGATCATGTAGTATTCCATATCGCCCAACACGATTGTATAGTCGCCTGTGGTGATCGTTGACGGTGCATACTCACTCACGATGTACGGCATTTCCAGGAGCATGTCAGGGCGTCCCATTGCGATGCCGGGTTCCCAGAGGTAATCGCCGTTGTTGGTCTTGAGTTTGCGCACCGCCTTGAGAATGTTACGGTGCAAAACCCAGCGAGCGCGCCGGTGGTATGGTTCCCGCAGCGTGTACTTCATATCGATCAATTCGTCGGCCTTGATCGATGTGGCACTGGCAGCGGTTACGTCGCGGCTCGTGCTGATGCCCTGATCGCTTGCTACAAACATACCAAGCGGCTTGTTATGCCCATCGCCAGTGAGGAACGCATTTTCTTGCGTGATGGCGAATTTGTACGCGATACGGCCCTGGACGTAACTTTCCACGTTCTGGCGTGCCTGCCGGATCAGGCGGCGGGAGATCTTCACGCCCTTGGTCAGGCGGTGCGGCATAAGCTGGCGCTTGCCGAATTTGGCGGTTGCGCTCACGTCGGCTTCGGCTAGTTCGGTCGTCCAGTCAGGATTTGCCGGGTCTTCGTCCAGCGTCACAACACCCAGGCTACCGCCCTGCGTAACCTGCACCACATTCGCGAACTGCCGCACATAGACGGTGTTATCGAGTTCTTTGATAATCTCAGCAGTAAACTGTTCGGGTGCGAGCAAGTACCCGCCTTCAATGTCGTTGGTCGCTGAGAGTGTCTTGAGTTCGCTGCTGCTCATGCGGTGTGTGCCGCTCACCAGTGCTTTACGGAATACGGCCAGGTGCGCCGCGTCCTTTGCAGCAGGGCTTTCAGCGCTGTCCCCATCGCCAGGTGTAACAGGCGTGGGTAGCACGTTCACTGGCTCGTTGATACGCGCCTCCATTGCGGCGGCGCGCTCCAATCGCTGGCCTTCTGCGGTCTTGGCTTCGGCCTGATCAAGCAGGCTGTCGGCTTCGTTCTGCTTTTCCTGTGGCATATCCTGGCCGTCGTATTCGTCCAGGATTGATTTTGCCGCAGTGTACAGGCGGGATGCCTCTTCGAATGCGGCTTTTGCGTTTGCGTTCATTGTTCCCTCACTCCTGCGAGTTTCATACGAAGTTCCATTGCCCTCGCTCGTCGCTGCAAAGTGAGTGCCTGATCAGGCGGCTCGGCTTTTTCGTCGTCGTCGGGCTTATTCCCATCAGTCTCGCCATGCTCCATTCCGTAATCGGCTCCAAGTTCGTAGGCGAGACGGCAGATATCATTGATGCGCCGCTGGTCAGCGTCGTTATTGCGGCGACCCGCTTTCGCGTGCTGCTCCATCGCGTCAAGGAGTAATGCCAGGTCGGGCAGCCGCTTGCTTGCAGTCGTCGCGTCATTCGCACCCCAGATTACATCGGACGTTTCAAGTAGCCGGATCTCTCGAAGGTTGCGCACCTGCTCACCGTCCATTGGTTCGTAGTCAAATTTGATCGGTTCATAACCGATACTCATTTCGGTAATTGCTCCGGCCCGGATGCCTTCGAGTACCTCATTGCCGCGTGGGGTGTTGAGATAGGTGCGAGCGACCTCTAGCCCGCCCAGCGCGCCGGGAGCCATCTCCAGAACCATCGAGGGCAATTCGTCGCGGGGTATTTCTCGGATGCTTTCAATAACTGCGATGGGCGGCTCCGGGTCCCAAAACAACCCATTGTGTGACCAGAAGTGTTTCAGGCGCCGGCGACCTTCCTGGAGTGTTTTCGCAAAGGCACCAGGCCAGATAATATCACCCTGGGCATCAACATTGCCAAGTACCGAGGCAATGCCCGTGACTGTTCGCCCGGCGATCTCCTTCACGGCGGCAAATTCTGCAACCTTCTGTTCTGCCATCCTATTCCCTGCCTTGTCTTACTCTTCGTCTATGCGGTCAAGTTGATCTCGCTTACGTTCTTAGATCAATATCCTGGCCGCGATACGTCGCCACGACTAACCCTTCGTCTCGATACGCTGTGCCGGTCCTGCTGCTAACACAGGACACTTCAGGAGCGCAAATTGAGTGCCGTTCGGGCCGTCGAACACGCGAACGATTTCCCACCCATCGCGGCCATACTCATCAAGTGTCACGCCGTTCGTATCGGCGGTAGCGTCGTCGTTCAGGGTGATGGTCTTGTATTGCCATTGCTGCATGATGTATCCAAACAAAAAGCGGGCACCCGCCCTCCATCTGGAGAGTGAGTGCCCGCTGAGTAGTTACCCGGTGAGCTATGTAGCTATTCTGTTTTTATTATAGCATATGGTGCAAAATCAATGCGGTAGTTTCGCTCATGCCACCCGTTCCCATTCCCCGCCACGCAACTCATATACATCAGTCTGGTAGTGTTGTTGATCGCATTCAGGATTATCTGATGCGAACCGTGAACGAAAACCATACACAACTAGCTGGCCTGCCGTGAGAACAGTTACATCCTCATCAGGAAGTATGTATTCCTTCAGGCGCTCAAGAGCTTCCAACTGCGAGCGAGCTATTATTACATAGCTGTAGCGTCCAATGTTGATAATATAGGTATGCAATGCTGTTGTCTGGTTTACTTCCATACCTGGTGCCTGGTTGACAATAACGGCAAACTCAACAGCCTCTCAAGTGCCCTGGCCTCCACCTGTAACGCTTGGTATCGTGCTGTCCAATAATCACATGCAGAGCCTCCCGGCAGTGATCTCATTATAGCATATGCATAAAACGCGCTGCAAGGTACGTAGAACATCATGTCTCCTCCCGTTTCGGCGGCTCCGGCAATCGACGCCAGTGCGAGACAGGCACATCAGACATTGCGCAGCCGTTGCTATCAGTTATAAAAGACAACCCAAACCAAACGTGCTCTTGCTCATATTGACCTCTATAGGAGTAACGTACCAGGTTGTAGCCTACACCAATGCCCTCAATACATTCGGTAAGCATGGTTTCACCTGGTGCCAGTAAACCATCAGCGCCGCCACCAAGAAGCCATTCCAGGGCGGTTTCACCCGGTTCTGGCAGGGCATCATGGACGCTAATCCAGCCGGACACCTCTGGCTTGTGCTTGGGTGGCGGCGGGGTGGCCGCCCTTTTCTCAGGATTATTCCACCATTCCCACGACATTCTACACCCCTCCCCTCTTCGTTGCCGATAGTGGCGCATTCAGGAACCGCTCTAAGGCGCGCAACTCGATGCGTATAGCCTGGTAACGGCTTTCCAGGTAGCGGCGCTCTGGCGTGCCATGCTGCTGCTGTCGCATTGCCTGATACACCTGCTGCTGCTCTGCTGCCAGTTGCGCATAGCGCGCCTGATGATCATAATCCATTGTACCACCTCAGGCAGTAACCACGGGCGCGAGCGCGCATTTGCACGCCGGATGCGGGTCGCCTGGCACACGAATGCCCGGCGCGAACTCGCCACCGATAGGCGCGGTACGGCCGGCCAGTGGCTCGCAAATGGGGCACGGATCAGATACCAACCATTCTGTCTCCTCGATACCTCCATCGGCATACCCCAACAGACTGCCTTCGCTATAGGCGCGGGCTGTTTCGGTGCGAGCTATCAGGCGGGCGCGGTTCGGTGTCTGGATTTCGTTCAGTTTCAAAATCTCAGCGGCCAGATCGTCAATACTCCAGCCCTCCTGCGCTGAGATGCCCACCAGGGCGGCGATATCGTCGCGGGTTGTGTCGGCCACCCGGCTCACAAGTTGCGCCAGTTCGCCTAGCACTTCCTGCACATTTTCGTTTTCCACATCAAACAGAAGATCCATCCCAAGCGTGTCGGCAGCGTCCCCGAAGGCAAGTTCTATCAAGTCCACGTGAAATCCCCGTATCCATCCGGTAATCTCGCTGCCGTCGTCCAGTGGAATTTCGGAGGCCCACGGCGGAAGGTCGCGTTTAACCTCAGGCAGCAGTACAAGCGCGTGATAATGATGGCCGTTCGTGTCGTGCCTGGGTGTGAGCAGATCAGGCGCGGGCGCGCTACGTTGCTCCTGTTCGGGCGCATTGCCACGTATCCAGGCTGCTGCTGTGCTGTACTGATCGCTCAGGTACGCTGTGGCGCGGCTCTCTATCCGGCGTTGAAGGCGCTCGCGACGCACGACACTGGTTTGTTTGATAGCAAGCGGCAGGGTCTTTCGCTGTGGCGTAGTGGGCAGGGCGCGCTGTTCCGGTTCGGGGTCGGTGCCCGACAGGCTGCTATCCATTCCGACCAGGCGCAGGGCGGTGCTGAGCGGGATACCAACCATCACAGCGGATTGCACAATAACCAGTGCAGACTGGAGACGGCGCAATTGCTCATCCTGCGAGGCATCCTCAGGCGGGAGGCCCAAACGCTCTCGCACCTCGTTGCGCGTAACGATGCCATTGTCAATGTGGTATGCGAAGATCTCCGGAAGCGCTTCATTCGGCGTCGCCTCTTCCGGAGTGGCACTGGTGATAGTGATCGTATTTGGCAGGTAGAATACATCGCCCTGATCAGTATCCGCATAGCCGCGTAGCCGCCGATACTCGTTCAGCGTGAGCGCCCCCGACTGGAACTCGGAGAGTAGGAACGCCCGCCGCTCTTCTTCACTTTCTTGGAGCGCTTCCACCTGACCTGTATCATAAGTAATGGTCAGGCGCCGATCAAACTCTGGAATAAGATCGGCCTGAAGTTCACTTTCTACCAGACGCCACAGCGGAATGAGCGTGTCCTGTGCGAACGCTTTGCGCGCCTCACCATAATTGGCAAACGTGCTGCGCTGCAATCCGGCGTTCAATCCCGCCACAATGGGCGGCACACGCAATGCAGCCGCGATGCGCGTTTCGGGGATGGTCGAGAGCGCTTCAAAGGCAAGCTCTTGCAGGTTGAGTGAAAGCCGCTGCACCTTCGCACCGCCGGTCATAATAGCCACGTCGCCGCGCTGATCGCCGCCGTAGCGCTCCCGCCATTGCTCCTTAATGCGCTCGCTCTCCTGCTTTGTAATATCTGCCTCGGTGGGCATTTCAATAACGGTGCGCGGGATAGCATCATTTTTCAGCAGCGCGAACAAATAACGCGTCGCCTCGTTATCAGTGTCTGTTTCGCGAGCGGCGGCCCGGATAGGCGGCTGTGCCATCCAGGGCTGGTCAGGATCAATCGCGGGCCATTTGAAGTGGATAACATCCCGCGTGTCAAGAATGGTTGTGCGACCGTCTCCGAGATCGTATTCATAGTGTTGTATCCAGGTATCGCCGCCGGGTATTGGCGTGATATTCCCAGCGTGATAGGGCCACAACTGGACGACGCGTCCGGCGCCATTGCGCACCTTGTACCAGTAAGCATTCCCACCCAATGCCATATATTCGATGGTGTAGAGCATCAACTCTTTCTCACCCATGAGCGGGTTAGGGTTCGTGAACAGGCGCCGCACGGGGTGATCTGGCAGCGGCTCACCTGCCTGGCTTACCAGTATCGGTGGTTCGGGGAAGGCAAACGAAAGTGCGCTGATGCACGCGAACAGCGCGCTATTCTTCTGGTATCCGTCGCGGGTCAGGCGCGTGAATGTCGGAGTTAAAAAACTGTCAAAAACCCACGGCGATACGACGGGCAACCCGGCAGCCTTAACAATGGTACGCGCCGCGTGCTTGCGGAGCCAGTTCGGGAGAAGTTTCATAGTAGGCCGATGCCTCCTTTTGCCAGGGCGCGCCAACTCCAGAACGCCGCGTCTACCAGGTCATACGGCTTTGTTTTCGGGAAACGGTTCAACGCCGCCTCAAGCGTGGCGTGTGTACCAAGGACGTGCACAATTTCGCCGCGCTCATAGGCGGCGAGCATTTGCGCAGCCCGATGGGCCTTCGGACCGATGCTACCTGCTGTGGCAGCACGAAAGCGGGGCCGTTCGGTGTCGTCAGTGATGTGGGGATACTCATCGTCATCTACTAACGACTGCCAGGCCACGACCACCACCGACCGCCACGTGTCGCCGCCCTGGTCGGTCTCGATGCCGATGTGGTCGGCCCCCAGCTCTACTGCCTTAAGGAGTGCCATCTTGATCGTATTCTCGGGCGTGCTGCGCTGTTCCCAACTCCAGAGGCGATACAACGTACCATCCTCAGCAATGCCGTCGGCTTGAATGCCATTCGCATCGCTCTGGTCAGTACTCGTGACTGCCGGGTCGCACCACACCGCCACGCGCACCAGATCAGGTACGTCGGCATAGGCACAATGGCGGAATGAGAGATGATCAAACATACCGCCCGCCGGGGCGCGTACATCATGCTGACACTCACTCAGGAACGCAGAGATGCCCATGCTATTGACCATCTCCTGACACGCTGCCAGGCTTTGCCCTTCCCAGGTTGGGGTGCCAGTTATGAGTACCGTCTTGCTGTTGCGTTGTTCATAAGCGAGGTCACACAAGGCCGGATGCGGGCCGCTCGTGATGCGGTCGCTGAGCCAGTCGGCGCGCCCGTCTGCCAGTTGCGCGAATATCCCATCGGGCAGCACGAGGTTTTGAATAGCGAGGATAGCAGCATCAGCGCTGCCAGCGGGGAGAAGTTTTTTAGTGATGGTCGCAATTTTTTTCTCGGTCGTTGCAGGCGTGTCGTGCTCACCGTCCAGATCGTCAAACACCAGGAGGTCGGGTCGTTGCGCCTCCAGTTTAACGCCACGCGCCGCCGTATCAAGGCCCAACGCATCAACGGTATAGCCCTGGGCAGTACGCAGCCGGTTGCGCCGCCAGCCTTTAACGTTGCCATGTTTACCGATAGCCCGATCTGCCAGTGCCGGGTAATGGTGCGCAACGGCATCGGCTTCGAGCAATGCGGCGATATTGCCGACGTGATCGTCGGCCTGCTCCTGTGTCTGACAGATGTAGAGTGCATAGTGCCGCTGGCGTCGCGCTCCAAGCGCGACAGTTGCCAACTCTGCCGAGGTACTCTTTGCGCCGCCACGCGGCCAGATGGCAACGAACGGACGCGGGCGCTCGCCTGCCTGCACGCACCAGACCCATCGCCAAAACTCCTCATGATGCAACGCGAAACCGTGCTGCACATATGCCGGGAATAACGTAGTGAGCCAGGGCGCCCATTCCAGAGGTGCACCGCTCTCACCCGTCGCCTGTGGTGCGACGCTGTTCGTTAGCGGCAATAATGGCGCCGATGGTTTCGCCCGGTAGGAGCTTGTGGAGGAGTTCGATTGATTTGGTAACGCTATCAAAGTCATCAGGCTCTACACTTGTCTGATCTAAGAATGAATACAGACGTTCGATATACTTTTCGACAACACCCATGTACAAGGTTGCGGCCCGCTCACCCTGTCCAAGCAGGTTGTCAACATCCCACGCGGTTACACGTTCTCGCCAGTTGAATTTTGTGCTATCGTTTGCCCACTGTTGAGTAAACGATTTTGTTTTATTTCGTTTTGTTTCAGGCTGTGTGGACTGATACGCCTTCTCAAGGGTTCGTGTCGGCCCCAGGTTGCGATACGCCAGAAACCGCGCATAGGCCGCGTTGCTCTCATTATCAAGTTGATCCCACGGTTTGCGCGCCACACCTATCTACCCCACCCCATGCTCGATATGCTCATTTACTGCCACCCGCCGCCACATTCCACGCGGCCCCATACGGAACTCAATCACTACCACCAGGCACGCAACCATGCGCGCCAGCGCGAACCCGACACGCGGCGGCAGATAGTGAGCAATCCAGACGGCGACGTGAAACACCCACAAACGTCGGGCGCGGTACTCGATGTTCAATGGTTCGCTCATGGCATATCCGTTGGGCGCATATGCGCGATGAGTGCCTGTATCTCTCGGAGCAGCGTCAACTGCTCATTGACGGCGTACACCGCTCGCAAGTACTCCATACGGCGCTCCACTGGCAGCAGTTCGGCATAGGTAACAAGCCTGTCGATAGCGTGCTCGGGCGTGATGTGCGTAGCCTGTGTCACTCCGCTACTTCTCCTTACGCCACCAGTCCACAACGGCAAGCACAACAACACAGGCAACACAAAGCGCACCAACGCCGAAATAGAACAGTTCGAAACTCACCAACTGAACTCCTCTATTGTATTTGCCAGAATGCGCGCCAGATCGTCACTCAAGTTCCATCGCTCCTGGTTTAGTTCCAGGCTGCGCCAAATATCGCCCGTGGCGTGTCGTTCGCCTGCCGCCTTCCAGTCTATAAGCATCTCCAGTATATCGAACAACGACATGCCGCGTATGCCCTCCGGGTAGTGCTCTGGATGATGGCTATTGTGCTCATAGTGGTGTTTTAATGCGGTTTGTCGCATCTCATCAAGGATGCGCTTGTAATCCTCGCTGCCATACTCAGTATCACGCAAAAGCGGCGTGAAGCGGTCAAACATTGACTTCTCTGGCTCGATCAGCTTGGTAACGTCGTGATCGGCAGAGCGGATGTGTAGGTTCAGTATCGCCTCGCCAAGCAACTCCTGCACGCGCCGAATGTGTGCCAGGGTGTCGGGTGTGCTGTCGTAAGGCTCAGTCATCTCGTTAGCTTCCGCGCATTGTTTCGCCTACACCGAGTGCTTCTTTCAAATGAACAAACGTGTCGAAGGGGGATGTACCCTTCGCGTTGAATGTATCGAACTGCTGGTCAATGTCACAGGTCATTGCTCGTCTATCCTCTGGCAATACGACACCCAAAACGCCTGCACTTTCTGCAGGTCGGTCAGGACAATAGCATAATTCCGGTCTGCGTCGCTACGATCATTCGGTTTGTTATCGGCAATCTTCTGGCGCAGTTCCTCTAGTTCCTTACCGATCTGCATGTGAACGGTTTCTCCTGACATAGTTATCCCCTCTTCACTCCGCTACCACTCCGCTGCTATGGATGTAGTTCGTACTCCCTGACAGACGGCCCCACTGCCCACCGTATGCCTCATCAGTCCAGTCGCACCACTCTGCGATATGCAAACTGCTGCCGGGCATGAGGATCTGCGCAACGTTCGCGGATGGCGGCACTGACACTTCAGGCGCGTACCGCACATAGGCCGTGATACCATCAGGCACCACATACCAATGCGGTGCACGTCGCTCAGGCGGCGGGCCATAGACGGCACTGACGAATGCATCCCAGTCGAGGCCCTGCGGGTCGCTTTTGCGGCCGGGGGCAATCTGGCTATGGCGTACCAGTTGCGATTGTGGGATGTTGTAGTCGCTCACGAGTTGACGCACGAGCCACACAGCAGCGTCAAGCTGACGCGCATCGTGCGGTGTGGTGTTGTTGGGGTGCGAGAGTTCAATGCCGATGCTATGATCGTTGAGGTTGCTCATCTGCACGCCGTCTACAATCCAGGAGGAGGCGCCAGCGTGCCAGGCGCGGTTCGTATCGTGCACGAATTGGGTGATCTTCCCATCTGGGGAGATGTAGTAGTGAGTAGAGACAGGCGCAGCAGGATCGCCGCCGTGCCGCAGCCACTCACAATCGCTCGGATAACTTCCGGCGGTGGCGTGCATCACGACCATACGGCGGGAGTTGCCGCCGATGTAGTAGTGCGGCTGCGTCATTTCCACGCGATGAATGAGATAGGTCATTCCACTTCCCCCATCCGTTCCGCTGTCTTTTTGATGCGGCTCCACCATTGCGCCCATTCCAGAACACCATCGATCCATGTGCGATAGGCGACAAGTCCCGCGTAAAAGTAATATCCATGCGCATTCCCACTCGATGACGGAACGTGGCCGACATTGCGCGTCAGGCTTGCATTACCGCGTTTGCCATAGTCATTCAGATCTTGCCAATAGGCGAGCGCCCATGCCGGGTCAATGCCGTAGCTCACGAGGATCTTGTATGCCTCGCTGGCGTCGGGCGCGAGCGGCGATTGTGCCATCTCCAGAATGGCTGTGAAACGTTCTGAAGTAATACGCGGCGGGCCATGCATCAGTCCTTGGACTCCTCTTTCGCATAATCGCTTGCACGCGTGGTGCTTGACGGTGATCTGTTCAGGATTTGCATTGCTGGACAATCCTTCGTACCACACTCTGCCGTGTCGCCACTCCGAACAGACGCCAGAATAGCCATAGACTGCTCAAGGCGGTTGATCTGCGCGGCCATGTGCTGCTGCCATGCCGCCTGTTCCTCAAGCGTCTCTTTCTGCTGCTGCACCATTGTTACGAGCGACGCGTCAAGGCGTTGGAGAATGCCCGTGGTGCCGAGCAAACTGGTTTGGGTTGACTGCGCTAAGGCAATTTGCGCGTCAAACCATTTCAGTACTCGCGGCCCAATAGCACGAGCCGCCCACACCACGCCTACCAACACCAGGACGGTAATGGTAAACGCAAAACCGTGATCTGCAATTTGTTCAACCAGAGACATGTAAGAGCCAGACGCTATCTGATACACCATCGTGATTATAACATATATTCTTACTCTTGGGTATCCCTCTCCAGCACGCGCCGCACCTCCTCTCGCAACCCAGGGCGAGCGCCGCGCCAGTCGTGCGCATCGTTGAGGCTGGCACACTCAGCGAGGAGTAGCCACAATTGCCTGGTGTAGTGTGGGTTGTGGCGGCGGATGTATGCCGTGTCGGTTTCGATAGCACGGCGTAATGTTTCGATGGTTGCGGTGTCCATAGGTTACTCCTCTCCAAACATATCCAGTTGTCGCGGCCTGTTCCGCTCCTCGGTAATACGCTGCTGCGCAATGGCGAAATAGGTTGCGTTCATTTCGATACCAACGAACTGGCGCCCCGCTCGCAGCGCCGCGACGCCGGTTGTGCCGCTGCCCATGAAGCAATCCAGGACGGTTTGATCAGGCGCCGTGATCAGTTTGACCAGCCACTCCATCAGCGCCAGGCTCTTCTGGGTTGGGTGCGTACTCCCGGCCCGCTCGGACGGCGGCGGCTTGGGCTGGTAGCGAAAGCAGGGAAAGAAGCGGGCTGCGGTGCCTGTGTCGCCTAGTCCAAGCCCGTGGGGGGACTGTTTTATTATGTTGTCACTGCTGCCCCACATTGCACCTTTGCGCCATCCACTGCCATCCCCGCCACTACTCACACTCACCCCGCTCTGCTCACCCAACTCCGCAACCGGGCAGCCTTCCACGCACGCGGCGTCGGTGCAGTCGGGCGCGTGGCTGAACACGACGTGCGGCGGGTAGCGGCCTGCTGCATTATGTCTAGGGCTATCAGGGTGGGGTTTTTGTGGAATGTAGTTGGTAGTTTTTTGTACGCCAGAAAAGGGAATGTCACCAGAAACACCACCTTGTCTAAATTGAGGATCGGTTTCGCCAATCGGCACCCGACACGCATCTACATTCAGCCCTCCCGTACCGTGCTGTAGGACGTTGCGCGCCACGTTGCGCTCTGATATTGGCTTGCGTACCAATATCCACTCTTCAGCGGCGGGCTTGAGTGCGGTTTTGTAGCCGTCCCATTGCGCGGCCTCAGGCGTGGCGGGGGTATCACCTGCACATTCGTGATACCCCAAAGCCCTGCTTTTTTCAATCCAGGGGCGTGTATCTGTTTTTCCGGACATTGTGCCGCTTGTTTCTGGCCTTGCTGTGTGTCGTTTTACCTCCCGCGTCGCACCCAACTCTGCGTCAATCGCTTTGCTGATGTCGAGGGCTTT